CCGTTGCAGTGACGACAGCGCGACCTGTGCAGCTTCGGCAGCCTGTTTTCGGGATTCGAACAAGCTAGCAACCGTGGCTATACGGGTTTCTATTCCCGAATTCGGAAAAGAAACTGCATTCTCGCCCACTGGCGCGTGTTTCTTTTCCGTGTAAGTCACTGATTTCAATTGGCTTTTCCCAATATTGCTGTTGCTTAACCCGAAAACGAGAATAAAAACTCTCGAATCCGGTTTACCGAGTCCCGTATACGGGATATATTGTCCTAAACCGGCCGTTAGAAAGCCGAAAAAAACCACCTAGACGATGGTTAAAAAATGGAAACCTACGACATACCGCTCGATTTAGAACGACGCTGGGAATGGATCAAATTCCAACTCCGAGTGCGCGGCACCAACCTTGCGGAGCTGGCCAAAAACAATGATCTGAACGAGCGTGCCATCCGCAACGCCAAGCATCGGGCGTACCCGAGGGTTGAGCGTGTGATAGCGAAGGCTCTAGACCTTAAGCCAGTGCAACTTTGGCCCGAGCGGTGGAATACAGATGGCTCTCCACTTCGCCAGCGCCCGAATCGTGCTGAGACGAATTCGGTATACCTGAAGCATACCGAAAATAGTCCGGTTGGTCACAGTAAAACCCAGCGGGAAGACGGCGATGCGTGACTGGTATACATCCCAGGAACTTGCAGGCCTTCCGGGGCTTCCAGGGACAGTACCCGGAATCCGCAAGCTTGCTGCGCGGCTGGAATGGGACAGTCGGAAAAGAGCCGCCAGCAAGGCTGTGGAATATCCATTCTCCTGCCTGCCTCCCGAGACTCAAGCGGCATTGATGGCGCAATCCATTGCGGAAGCTGAAGCGTCTGTGCCAAAGGCCCCGGCCGTCGTTTCGGAGACAAAAACCTTAACGGCCCCGACAAAGAGCGCCGCGAAGCTGAACGATATTCAGCGCAACGTGATGGTTGCTCGGCTTTGCTTTATTCGGGAAATCGAGCGCATGAGTGCCAAGACCTCCCAAAACCGCGCCATTGATGTTTTGGTCAAGCAAGCCCGCGACAACGCCCTGAGCCCGTACCTCACCGAACGGCTTGAGCTTGCCAATAACAAAAAGTCAGGGGAAAGAACGCTATCCGAGCGCAGCCTTAAGCGGTGGATCGCTGCATATCGCTCCGAGGGAGAGACGGGGCTTGCCCCTTTGCGTCAGCGACCGAACCTGACCGTTCCTGCTTGGGCTACAGCGTTTTTACGTTGCTACCAACGCCCGACCAAACCCAGCGTTGCTGCGAGCTATGCGGAATTTTCGCGCCAATACGAAGGCACGATACCGAGCATTCACGCAGTGCAACGGTTTCTGAAAAAACTGTCGCCGGAGGCTTTGAACGCTGGCCGCATGAGTCCGCAAGAACTGAAGTCGTTGCAGCCATTTCGCCGCCGCTCCACCAAAAACCTGTTCCCAGGTGACGTGTATACAGCGGACGGCCACAAGTTTGACGCCGAGGTCATCAACCCGATTACGGGCAAGCCGTACCGCCCTGAAATCACCACTGTTCTCGATGTGGCAACACGCCGGTTAGTTGGCATTTCTGTCGGTGAGGCTGAGTCCGCCATCGGTGTCCTGGATGCCCTGCGGGATGCTGTAGGTAAATCCATGTTCAGCATTTTCTATGTCGACAACGGCTCAGGCTTTGACAACGACATGGTGCGGGAGGTGGTGGATCGCCTCGGCGGAACGATGCAGCACTCGATCCCTTACAACAGTCAGGCCCGAGGTCTGTCCGAACGGGGCCACCAAACGGTGTGGGTTCGTGCAGCCAAAAAGCTGACCAGCTACATCGGTGCCGACATGGACAAGCATGCAGGCACCAGGGTTCATCGACTCGGCCGTAAGCAACTGAAAGAAGTTGGGGCAACAAGACTAATGCCGACGTTCGGAGAGTTCATGGCCGGTGTCGAGGACGAAATCGCTAACTACAACAGCACCCCGCACAGGGGGTTGGAAAAGTTTCGCGATCCAGAAACCGGCTTGGTAAGACACCCAAGTCCAGATGAAGCGTGGCAGCTCGCGATTGAAGAAGGCTGGGAGCCGGTAGTGGCGCCTCCTGAGTTGGTGGAGTCGCTGATGCGCCCGCAGGTCATCCGTAAAACGCATCGTGGCGAAATCCAGTGGCTTAACCAGACCTATTTCCTCAATGACTTGAGGTGCTTGCATGGGCAAGAAATACGGTTGGCCTACGACGTTAGAGATGCTGCACGCGTCTGGGCTTATGCGTTAGACGGCGAGTTGATTGGTGAGGCGATGTTGGACGGAAACGCTTCGGATTACATGCCAATGAGTTTGCTGGAACGCAGTCGCGTCAAACGCGAGCAGGGTCAGTTCAAGCGCTCGGTAGACAAGATTGAGACCTTGACGGGGCATCGGGTGGAAATGATCGCGCCGACTGAACGCCCATCCGCAACGCTCAACCATGCAGAGCTGAGACTTGCTCAAGAGCTGGCGCAAACGCTAGAGGCTGAACGACCGAAGTTTGATGTGCCGAGTGACGACGTAGCTCGCTACCGGCTTTGGATGAAGCTCGATGAGCGCGTCAAGTCAGGTGAAGAGTTAAATGCTGAGGAAGCCAGGTGGTGGGAATTGTACCCATCACACCCGGACTTCCTAGCAATGAAAGAAGTGTTTCAACGCGTGGGGTGAGACCCGCGATTTAAGCAATAGACGAGCCTGCCAGCTCGTCGTAAGGGAGATACAACACAATGAGTGTAACCAAAATCGTTCCATTGACAAATGTCGGCCTGCTCGCGGGTGCTATGAATCGTGCCCAATCACGGCCGTCTGGCCTTCCGGGTCTCGTTGCGATGTACGGGCCGAGTGGTCTCGGCAAGAGCGCGGCAGCAGCGTTCGCAGCCAACATGCACAGGGCTTATTACGTCGAATGCAGGGACACTTGGAGCAAGAAAGCTTTCCTCCAATCGGTTCTGCTGGAAATGTCTGTCCAGTCGTCTCGGACGATGTCCGAAATGGTTGATCAAATCGCCGTCCAACTTAGCGCTTCTGGTCGCCCGCTGATCATTGATGACGTTCAGTATCTGTTGGATAAGGCTGTAGCGAACGTTCTGACGGACATCTACAACGCCAGTCAAGGAACAATCGTCATCATTGGTGAAGAGCGTGTGCCCTCTTCGTTGGCGAAGCTTGAGCGACTGCATAACCGCGTGCTGGAGTGGGTTCCAGCTCAGCCTGCAACGATTGACGACCTCAAGCAATTGGCGACCTCCAGTTATCCGAAGCTGGCCATCGCCGACGATCTTCTCGAAGACCTAAACCGCGCAACTAAAGGTTGCCTTCGCCGAGCGGCAGTCAACCTGTATCGGATTCAGTCTGAGGCAAGCGCGATGATGCGAGACAATATCGACCTCGCCGCATGGGGCAAACGTGGCTGGGATAATGGCGAGGCTCCGGCGCGGAGGACTCGCTAATGGCTAAGCCAATTCACCTTCGCATGGTAGGTGGCAAAGAACCGCGCCAACACATGTGGGAAGCAGTACGTGATAACCGCCAAGGTTTCACTCCCCGCCTGATAGCTGAACTGTCTGGTCAACCGGAAGGTAGCGTCAGGACTTACATCACCGCACTCAATAAATCCGCCTACATCGAACTGGTAGATGGCAAAGGAGTATTTGCCGACCGTCGATGGCGGCTGGTCCGAGACGAAGGTGCGGAGAGTCCAAGGGTCACGGCTTCCGGCGAACGCTCTAAACATGGGGTTGTTCTAGAGAATCTCTGGCGCACTTTGCGAATCATGGGAGAAATGACCGCTGCTCAAGCCGCAGAAATGGCATCGATTGGGGGGGTTGAGGTTGCACAAGCTTATGCGCACAACTACTTCACGTCATTAAGCCGTGCAGGCTATCTCATCGTTTGCAACCCGGACTCCCTTGATCCGAAAGTCTTTCGACTTGCTCCAGGGCTTTCAACTGGCCCGCGCCATCCAGTTGTGCAGCGCACAGTGACGTTTCAAGTATTTGACCCGAATCTTAATAAGGTCGTGTTCTCCTCTGTTGAGTCCGGAGGTGTTTGGAGCGAATCCACTCCAAGCAACGACATGCTGGAGCAAAACACCAGGCTGAAAAAGCTGCTAGCGGAGTTTGTCGCGGCTGGTCAAAAAAGCGCTAACAAGGATCTGCTCCAGCGCGCCCAGTTGGAGTTGGCGTAATGGGACAGATCGATATTTCGTGTTGGGGAGACGAGCCGCCGCTCTTTGTACGCCTACTTGCCGCCGAGGCAGCAGCGACGAATCGCGCCAAGGCTGGTGAGCGAATTGGAATGAGTCGCACAGCTGTCAGCTTGATTCTTGTGAACAAGTACTCCAGCCCAAGCACTGCTGGCGTTGAGCGCCGTGTAATGGAAGTGCTGGGGCGTATTGAATGCGTCGCTGTTGAAGAAACTCTGACCATCGAGCAGTGCCAAAGCTATCGCGAGCGTCAGCCACCGACTCATAACCCGCAAGCGATGCAGCACTGGCGGGCATGCCAGCAATGCCCAATGAACCCAAAATGCGGAGGTGATGGCTATGCAACTGTCCACTAAGCCTGGGATTCAGATCCGTGAGAGCGGCCGGATGTTTTGCTTGTGCAGCGAAGGCCGCGTGATTGGCTTCGCCGCTTCGCTCGGTTTTGCGCAGATGCGGGCGAGCGAGTTGGGACTCCTTTCTTCTGTCGAGTCTCAAATTTCGGACGTATCTGCGGGTGATACGACTGAAAGTCTAACGTTTGGTTCCAACAAGGCTGGTGTGTGGCTCGTCGAGGTGCTGAATATTCAGTTTGGAAGTGAGGCTTTCCAAATTGCTGCCTTCCCTACAGCGGCGGAAGCTGGGCAATTTCGCGATAAGTTAGAGGCCTACCATCTGTCCATGCCTGAAAGCGAAGCGGAAGGCGAATGGTCGGATGCGCAGATCGCCTGGTTTAAGACCCATCCGGCTCCCATGGTTTCGGCCTATGGCGGTGTACTTCGCATTCGCTATCAGGGGGTGCACTGATGCGCACCCGTTGCCCGAACTGCGGAACCACACTTTCGCTCGATGCGCTGATTGCACATGACGGCGCCCGCGAGGCGCTGGGGATCGCATTCAAGATGTCCGGCCCTCTCGGGAATGCCCTGGTGCGTTACCTCGGCCTGTTCCGTCCCGAGGCTCGCGAGTTGACGCTGGATCGCGTTGCGAAACTGCTCGGCGAGCTGCTGCCAGATGTTCAGGCGCAGCGCATCGAGCGCGGTGGTCAGGTCTTCGAAGCCCCACCGGATTGCTGGTTGTGGGCCATCGATCAAACGTTGACAGCCCGTGAATCCGGCAGGCTCGCCACTCCGTTAAAGGGGCATGGCTGGTTGTACCAGGTCATGACTCAGTACCAACCTGTTTCGGCTGGTGCAGCGCTGGTTTTGGCCCCAGAAAACCGCACCTTGCCAGCGCGTCAGCGTCAGCAAAGCCAAACCGTAGCAGCGATCAATGCCTTGGAGGACTGGGCGAATGGGTAACGGTTGGCTCAAGCGCGAAATCGCGAAGGGTGTAACTGGCTTGCTCGCCCTGCGGCTCGATGGCGCTCCAGCAGCAGATGCCGCCACCAAAACGGCGGACATCTGGCTTGTAGCCATGACCAAAGGGCGGGAATGGAACGAAGAACAAGACGCCTCACGCATCGCCAAAGCGTTCGAAACCTTGTTCGCGAACTGTGAGCGTTGGCCGCCTCCAGCCCTGTTGCTGCGGGAGTTGCCGATTCAGCCAGTTGAGCAGCGTTACATCAAACAGAAGCGCACAGAAGAACAGATCCGAACGGGGAACGAAGCGTTGGATCAGCTGATGGCGGGGATGAAGCGCCGGGCTGATCCAGGCGCGGCCCTCAAGACGGACATCGAGATACAAGAGTCAAAAAAACAGGCCATGGCAGCGTTTGCGGAGCTGCAAGACAGGGCCTCAAAACCAATGAATATGGAACAACATCAATGAACAACATCCCGGAAGGTTTTCGTAAGGACGCAAAAGGTCACCTGGTTCCTGAAGTGCTGATCAAGCCAATTGATCTGGCCCGCGATCAGTTGGTTTGTGAGCTTGTTGAGCGCGCCAAGGCCGTCTCCACCTCTTTGGCAAAGTTCAAGGTCGCTGCATTCGGCGATATCAAGGCATTCGTAGAGATGTCGGCCGAGCAGTACAAAGCGACCATTGGAGGCAAGAAAGGGAACGTCACCCTGTTCTCGTTTGATGGGCAATTCAAGATCGTCCACGCCGTTCAGGACTCAATCAAGTTTGATGAGCGCCTGCAAGCAGCCCGAGTCCTGATCGACGAGTGTGCTGCTGAGTGGACTCAGGACGCACGCAGCGAGGTGCGTGTGCTGGTCAATGAGGCGTTTCGTACGGACAAAGCTGGTGAGATCAGCACTGGTCGTGTGCTCGGCCTGCGTCGTCTGGAGATCCAGGACGAGCGGTGGCAGCGGGCTATGACTGCGATTGGTGAGGCTGTGCAAGTGGTGGGCTCGAAGAGCTACATCAGGATCTACGAGCGTATTGGGGAATCGGATCAATACGCGCCGATCCCGTTGGATATCGCAAGCATCTTTGTGGCGGACACCGCGCCACAAACCCTGCACTGATCTGACCATAACCACTCTCCCAGCCAACATCCGAATCGAACGAGTAGCCCGAATGAGCAAGTTTCAAATCGTTGTAGAAGATAGCACCGACGGCGTTTCCATCTCCGTTGATAACCAAGCACAGATCCATGGCAGCCAAGCTGGCCGCGTCGCTACCGCATTGGTGCAGACCGCCAGGCTGATTGCCCGACTGCCGCTGGAAACGTCTGAGCGTCACCTCGGTGGCTGCGACTGTGATGTCTGCATGGCAATGCGCGAAAAGCTGATTCTCAAACCAACCATCCACTAAAGCGAAACCGCCTCGGGAAACCGGGGTGGTCTGCCGGGCGTGGTTGTCCGGTACTGACGAGCAGCCGAGGAACGCGATGGAGCAGGAAGATTGGGATGAGCTAAAGGCGCAGATGCAAAGCCCCTACGGCTCGATGAAACTCAAATGCGATCAGTTTGAAGTTAACTTGTCGCAGGCCATAAGCCCCGGCAAGAAGACGTGGGGAACTCTCATTTATGTAGACGGATATCTCAAAGGTACTTGGCTGTCCTGCAATCACCGAACCGGCGAGCCAGAGCATGAGGAAACACGGCGGTTCTTGCGCAAGGTCTCACGCAGTTTGCACAGCAAGAAAGAAGTTGAAGCCTATCGGAAGGTCTTCGGTAAGCGTGAGGCTGCGAAGATGGAGGCGGCTAAGTTCTTTACGTACGACTGGGAATGGCGAAGTTTCGCTGCATTGAAAAAACACCTGATCGCCAACAACAAGGAAATCACACGCTTGCACTAATCGCCTCCTGGTCAGGATAGGCAGTCAATATCAAGCAGGGAGGATGGACATTATGAACACACGAAACATGCAGTTATCAAAGATCCATATCGCCAAAAAGGACTTGGGGATTGATGACGAAACCTACCGCGCATTACTTCTGCGCGTCACTGGTGCGCAGTCATCCAAGGGATTGAAGCCAGCACAAATGGCCGCAGTGCTCAGTGAGTTTGAGCGACTGGGTTGGAAGCCGAAGAAGAACCCCGGCCGAGTTGCACCGAAGGCAATCCAGGGGCGCGAGAAGTTGATGGGCAAGATCGGTGCTTTGTTAACTAACTCTGCCCGCAGTTGGGCCTATGCCGACGGCATGGCCAAGCGGATGTACAAAGTTGAGCGGACGGAATGGCTGAACCCGAAGCAACTTCAGGGCGTAGTTGCAGCTCTTGAGTACGACGCCAAACGCCGGGGAGTTCAAACATCATGACGGAGCCTCTGTTTCCCGATGATTCGGATAGCCTGGATCCGGCCAAGGTATTGGCGCACATGGAAGACCCGGCAGTCCTCTTGCGTTGGGAGGGTACGCTCAAGGAAATGGTTGAGATCGCCGAATCAGAGTTGCGCGCCAAGTTGGGTGAGCGAACTGATGTTCCTGAGATCGCCCGTTACGTGGTATTTGCGATTTGCGACGTGATGGGCGGTAGCGTGGTTTATTTGCCACGCGGTGAAGCGTTGAAGAAGGCCATGCGGGATGCGTCCATATTTCGTGACTGGAGGGACAACAATATCCAGCCTTCTGAATTGGTCAGGAAGTATCGGCTTGCCTCTCCGACGATTTATGACATCATCGCCCGTCAACGGGCACTGCATCGCCGCAACGAGCCCGATTTATTCGGGTTCGATGAAGGGACGATCCATTGATCCAACGGTATGTTGCTTTTGCGGGGCTCTTGCTCATTCAAGGTGGATTGCAAGCCGCCCCCGCGAAAGCGGTTTCGGATGACGACGCAAGAATTGAAGCTCTCGCAAACCAAAAGTTAGCTAGGGCTCTATGGCCTGAGACAAAAAAATCCTGTCTTGGTCTCGATGACGTGAAGCAGTCAGAAATAATGCGCATGATCGATACCCAAATACGCGAGCAGCCGATCAGCCACTTAAGATTTCAAGCCAGGCTCAGTTACTCCGCATGTCGTCAAATGCTCACTGACGTTGGATACATCAACGGAGCATGTGCTAATAAAGCGCCGACCAAGTTTGAGACCGATTACGCAGATCGCAATTGGATTGCCGATAGCGCCGAATGCGAGCGTCAAATCGCCACTCATTCAGGGAGCGGGGACTCCGTTGAGTCTCAAACTGATGAAGAGATCGCCGCCCAACTTAGGCGCGAGGGCAATTCTGAAGATGATATAAAATTCATCATGGACCTACGAAATAACTAAGCCCGCAGCAGCGGGCTTTTTCTTGCGCGTTTAAGAAACTCACCAATCCTTCCCAAAACGTGAATCTAGCCGGGTACTTCTCGCAGACGGATTCGCGTCATGTCTACCCAGCCGAAGCCAACTTCGCCCCGTGCGTACGCCGTCCTGATCCATGCAGCAGCATCTCAGGAGGATCGCAACGCCGCCATCCAGGCATGTCCATCGGACTGGCGGGACTTGGTACTAAAGCATGTTGCTATCGCCGAAGAGCGTGATGCGGAGACAGTCCGTCAACGCGAGAAGTGGCGGCCTGCAACAAAAGCCAAATCCATCGCGCATGCCGCATACCAGGAACCCCAGCACGTTCGCAGTAATCCCGAATTGGCGGCCATGCACTTGGCAAGCCTCCGCTCATCAATCAAACCTTCAAGTGAGTCTCGCGCATGAACTTTCGTAGAGGACGTGGGCGCCCCCGTGCGCCGCGCATGACCAATTGGATCGTAATCACCATGGCGCTTCTGATGGTCCTGGCGATGATCGCTCCAACCAAGCTTCCAGTTGTTCTGTACAAGGCCGGTCTGGTGACGGGCGGCGGCGTGCTGGGCTACTGGATCGACCGGGCACTGTTTCCCTACGCCCGCCCTAACCAGGTGATGCGAGTTCATCAACCATGGGCTGGCCTACGCCGCGCTCTGGTCGTGATGGCCTGCATCCTTGGCCTGACTCTGGGGCTCTGACGATGCGTCGAATCTTACTGATCGGGTTGGTCCTCGGTGCGCTGATGCCAATCATCGCGCTGGCTGAAATCCCCGTTGTCGCCGAGCGATACCAGCGCGACCTCACTCGTATTGCGCAAGCTGAGTGGGGACTGGATGCACCGGTCGCCATGTTTGCTGGCCAGATCCACCAGGAGAGTCGCTGGAAATTCGATGCGCGCTCGCCTGTCGGCGCGCAAGGCTTGGGCCAGGTGATGCCCTCGACCGCCGCCTGGTTGGCCGAAACATTCCCCAAGGTCTTGGGAAAGAACGAGCCCTATAACCCCACCTGGTCAATGCAGGCGCTCGTCAGTTACGACTACTGGTTAGCCAGCCGAATCACCGCAGCCAACTCCTGCGAGCAGGCGGCCATGATCCTCTCTTCCTACAACGGCGGCCTTGGGTGGCTGATCCGCGACCGCAAGTTGGCCTCGGCAAAAGGCGCCGACAAGCTGACCTGGTTCGATTCGATTGAGCGCTTCAACGCGGGGCGCTCAGCAGCCGCATTCAAGGAAAACCGGGCATACCCACGGCTGATTCTGCGCCGATGGGAACCCCTTTATATCCAGGCAGGCTGGGGCAAGGGGCGCTGTTCATGAATCCGGTTTTGAAAGCATTTGCCCCGCTGGCCCTGATTGCGGCTGTCGTGGGTTTGTCCCTGTGGACGATTCACCTGAACTATCAGGAAGGCTACAGCGCAGGTTTCGACAAAGCCCAAGCCGAAGGAAATTCAGCGCTCAACGAACTCAAGACGAAGCACGCCGACGAGGTGGCCGCGCAGGCCCTTGCGGCGAAACGAGCGGCTGAGTCGGCATCGCAACAGCTCCTGTCGGAGATCAACCGAGGCAACGACCTGGCCAAGCAACTGGCTGACAAGAAGGACGAGTTGCGCCGCACCACCGACAACCTCAACAGGGAAATCGCCAATGTCACGACCAACTACCGGCGTGCGCTCGATGCGCAGCTTGAGCCGTTGCCTCCTGCTGTCTTTACCAATGGCTTTGTCCGGGTGTGGAACAGCGCCCTTGGAGTTGCCGGTGCCGCAACAGTGCAAGCCACCACCGGCACCAGCGGAATTGCTGCGTCGGCCGGAGGAACCGGAGCCGCTGACAGCCTGGATTCCGGTCTCGGCCAAGCAGTCCTACTGCTCAACCACACCCGCAACAGTGAGCGCGCTGCAGCTTGCCGCGCACAACTCAACAGCCTGATCGACTGGAATACCAATGGACGTAATTGACATTGCCTCTGAGCGCGAAGACGCGCACCGCGCTGCGGTTATAGCGGCGCATTTGGCACAAAAGAAAACACCGCAACGACCGTCAGCAGAGCATTGCGAGGACTGCGGTGAGGACATTCCAGAGGCCCGTCGCGTGATCATCCCCGGCGTGCTGTTGTGTGTGGAATGCCAGGAACGCCAGGAGCGGATGCGCCGATGATGCCTACAATCGAGATCCCGGCCTGGCAACTGCTCGCCTCCGGCGTCACGTTGCTCGCCATGTTCGCCGGGCTGGTGAAGCTGCTGTTGGCCCAGACCGAGCGCCGCCTGGACCAGCGCTTTGCCGTCATGGATGACCGCTTCAACGCCGTTGCCAAGGACTCGGAGCGGTTGCGTCAAGTCGAGATCGGCCTCGAGCGCCTACGCGGCGAGATGCCCCTGAACTACGTGCGCCGGGAAGACTACGTGCGCAACCAAACCGTATTGGAAGCCAAGCTCGATGCCTTGGCGCTCAAGCTTGAAAACGTCCAGCTCAAAGGAGCGCGTCAATGATTGACCCAGCCAAAACCCGCCGCGAGTCGCTGCGCTGGTACATCCTGCTCACCCTGAACACCAGCCGCCCGGTCGATCCTCACGAAGCCGTCGTGCTCTCAACCATCCAGGGCATATATCCAGACTCCACTGCTCTGGAGCTTCGCCGCGAACTGGATTACCTGGCCGACCGCTCCCTGGTCACTCTGGTGAAACAGCCGAATGGTGTGTGGATCTGCGGGCTGACTCATTACGGCGTCGACATCGCCGAGTACACCATTCCCTGCAATCCGGGCATCGCTCGCCCTGAAAAATACTGGTCGTGACGCATGCCGCCCCGTAGCAAGGTGGCCGCACTCCCGGCCGAAGTGAAGGCTTGGCTTGATCAGTCGTTGGTCGAAAACAACTTTTCAGGTTACGAGCTGCTGTCCGGCGAGCTGGAAAGCCGTGGTTACTCAATCGGTAAATCGGCGTTGCATCGGTATGGCACCGAGTTTGAGGACAAGCTTTCTGCGCTTAAGATGGCCAGCGAGCAGGCCCGTGCCGTGGTTCAGGCCGCTCCGGATGAAGAGGGAGCAGTCAACGAAGCGCTGATGCGGCTCGTCCAGGAACACCTGTTCAAACTGCTGATGTCCGACGGCAACCAGATCGACCTTCCCAAGGTGGCAAAAGCCGTTGCCGAGCTGGGCCGCGCCTCCGTGGTCCAGAAGAAATGGCAGGCCGAGTTTCGCGAGAAGGCCGAAGCGGCCGCAGCTCGGGTGGAGAAGATCGCCAAGAAAGGTGGGCTCAACGCCGCGACGGTCGACGAGATCCGCCGCGAGATTCTGGGGATGGCCTCATGACTTTTCTATTAGCGCACCCTAAGGGCCGCTGGAAGATATTGCCCGGTAATGTAAAAAGTGTACGAACAGGCGGGGCAGGAGAATTTCATGTAATCCGATTGAGAGCCTTGTCCCTGCGCTTTCAGCACAGAGCGATGGCCTTTGTCATAGCAGTTGGTGCAACACAAGTGAGCTGGTTCCATCGCTGCAAACTCTGCTTTGAGTGCGTACACGACCTTCGCCGGACCTACGCTCAGCAGCTCATAGCGATCAAGGACGTTTTGCTTGGCTGTCACTTTTTTAAGCTCGTCCTCCAGTTCAGCCACTTGTTTGATCAGCGCCATTTGTTCCAGTTGGCCCTGCATCATTTGCTGTTGAAGGTCCATCAAAGTACCCGTCAGGTCCATGAGTCGACCTCTTACAAGATCTTCATCGCGCAGGGTTATCAAGCTTTTCGCGATATCTCCCGCTGTTTTTGCGCTCGTGAATGCGGCCGCAACCCAGTCGATCATCAGTCATTCCCTTTGAGTTTTGTTGGTCAAGAAGTGGGACAGGCAAGAAGGTTAACAGCATGAAGGTTCCTGTTGTCCTGGACAACACCGCGGGCTTGGACGCTCCCGCAGTGCTTCTCGACTACCAGAAGGAATGGATTGGGATCAGAGCGCCGCTCAAGATCGGTGAGAAGTCACGCCGTATCGGCCTGACGTGGGCTGAGGCTGCGGATAACGTCCTGGTCTGCGCGTCCGAAAAGCCAGCCGGTGGCCAGAACGTCTATTACCTGGGATACAACCAGGACATGACGGTCGAATACATCCAGGCGTGCGCACTCTGGGCGCGGGCGTTCAACTATGCCGCCGGGGAAATCGAGGAAGGCATCTGGCCGGATAGCGACCCCGACAAGCACATCAAGACCTACGCCATCGCGTTCCCATCGGGACACCGGATCGTTGCTCTGACCAGCCGCCCGAGCAACCTGCGTGGTAGACAGGGCATCGTTGTCATTGATGAGGCCGGGTTCCATGCTGACCTTGCCCAACTGCTGAAGGCGGCGCTCGCCCTGTTGATCTGGGGCGGTGAAGTGCATGTGATCAGTACGCACGACGGCGCCGAGAACCCTTTCAATGATCTCATTGAGGAAATCCGTGCGGGCAAGCGCAAGGGCGAGCTATTTCGTTGCACCTTCCGCGAGGCCGTAGCGGACGGGCTTTATAAGCGCGTCTGCCTGCGCAAAGGCATCCCCTACAACCCAGAGGAAGAAGAAGCCTGGGTGCAGGATGTTTACGACTTCTACGGCGATGCGGCAGAGGAAGAGCTGGACTGTGTTCCCAGTCAGGGTGGCGGTGCGTACCTGAGCATGGCGCTCATCGAGCAGCGAACCAGCAAAGATGTGCCGGTGGTCCGGCTCAAGTATCCGCCAGGGTACGAGACTATCCCTGAGCATCTAAGGATGGCCGAGTCGCTGGAGTGGTGCGAGCGCGAATTGCTGCCGCTGCTGTCCAAGATCCCGGCCGACGTGTACAGCTATTACGGTCACGACTTCGCCCGCAGTGGCGACCTGTCAGTGATCTGGCCTTTGGTCAAAGAGCAGAATCTGCGCAAGCGCACTCCCTTCCTGGTCGAGCTGCGGAACGTACCGTTCAAGCAGCAAGAGCAGATCCTATTTTATATCGTTGACCGCCTGCCCAACTTTCTCAAGGGCGCCCCGGATGCCAGGGGCAACGGATCACAACTCGCCGAGAGCGCGGCCGTGCGGTACGGATTTAACCGCATCGAGCGGGTCATGCTCAGTGAGGGGTGGTATCGCGACAACATGCCGCCATTCAAGGCGGCGCTTGAGGACGGCACCTTTGACGAGATCCCGGCCGACCGCGATGTGACCGGCGATATCCGGGCTTTCCGGGTGGTGAAAGGCGTTGCACGCATCCCGGAGAAGCGCACCACCGAGAAGGGTGATGGCTCTAAGAGCGGCGATAAACGTCACGGTGACGCCGGTATAGCGGCCGTTCTGGCCGACTACGCCTCTCGCCAAGAAACCGAAATATTCGAATACCACCGCGTCCAGCCCGGCGCCCAATCAGGCCACAAGGTCGGATCGGGTGGTAACTGGCGCAATAAAAAAGGCATTTGGTAATGGCTCAATCGCGCATCGTGGATCAACACGGCCGCCCAATCGACTTGGGCCAGCTCACACAAGAGCTGGCCGCCCCACGGCTGACCGGCGTGCGGCAGGTTTGGCACTCGTCAGTGGCCAGCGGCCTCACTCCTGGTCGGCTTGCGTCCATCCTGCAGGGCGCTGTCGAAGGTCAGGCGCATGACTACCTAACTCTTGCCGAAGAGATGGAAGAACGGGATCTGCACTACGCATCCGTGCTGGGCACCCGAAAGCTGGCGGTTGCTGGTTTGAATGTCCGAATCGAAGCGGCGAGCGACGACGCCGAGGACGTGCGCCGGGCCGAAGCCCTCACGACGCTGGTAACTCAGCCCGAGTTCGGCGAGCTGCAAGCGGATTTGGTCGACGCACTGGGCAAGGCTTACGCCGTATCGGAAATCATCTGGGATCGTAGCGGTAAAGAATGGGTGCCGGAACGCTACGAACCACGCGATCAACGTTTCTTCCAGTTCGACCAGGCCACCGGGCGGGAGCTGCGGCTGCTCGATGAGGCCGATCCCATGTACGGGCTCGCGCTTGCGCCGTACAAGTTCATCACGCACTTGCCCCGTATCCGCTCTGGCCTGCCCATCCGTGGCGGCCTAGCCAGGCTCGCAGCCGTTGCCTATATGTGCAAGGCCTGGACGTGGAAGGACTGGATGGGCTTCGCTGACATCTACGGTATCCCCATGCGCGTTGGTCGCTACGGCCCTGGTGCCAGCGCAGACGATATCGGAGTGCTGTTGTCGGCAGTGGCCAACCTTGGGAGCGATGCAGCGGCCGTAATTCCCGACTCAATGCGCATCGACTTTCAGACAGCGGCCAACGTCGCCGGGGCCGGCGAGTTCTTCAAAGGCCTGGCCGAGTGGTGGGACAAGCAGGTCAGCAAGGCTGTGGTCGGCCAGACCATGAGCGCCGACGACGGCGCAAGTATGGCGCAGGCAAAAGTCCACAACGAAGTGCGCCTGGACTTGCTCCAGGCCGATGCGAAGGCCCTGAGCAATACACTTAACCGGCAACTGGTGCGGCCGTATTGCGACCTGAACTATGCACCTGGTCGGCCATACCCCCGTTTGATCGTCGATGTTCCCCAGCCGGAAAACGTCCAGCTCCTGGTTAGTGCGCTCAAGGATCTCGTCCCGCTTGGCTTGCGCGTTGAACAGTCGGTAATCAGGGACAGGCTGAACCTTCCGGCCCCGGCCGATGGTGCCGAGATTCTGGGGAAGCCCGCCCAAGCCGACCAGAAGCCTGCGCTGGCCACTGCCACCAACCGCGAACAACCAGCTGCGGACACGCCGTCCACTCGGGACATCGTGGACAACCAGGTACAGACACTGGAGAGGCAGGCGTCAGCCGGGATGGATGACATGGTCGACGCAATCAAGGAACTGCTCGATGCCTCGCATAGCCTGGAAGAGTTCCGGGATCGGCTGATCGAAACCTATCCTGCCATGAACAGTTCCGAGCTGGCAGACGCCATGGCTGACGGTCTGGTCGCGGCCAATCTGGCCGGGCGTTATGACGTACTGAGGGGGCTTTAATGGCTGTCTCCCATGGCTCGCTACCGTTCCAGGAACAGATCGACTTCTTTCGTGGCAAGACCAGTCTCCCGACACGAGCTTGGGCGGATGTATATAAAGAAGAGCACGACTGGGCTTTTGTGGTGGCCGGGGCCTCAAAGCGGGACTTGCTGACCGACCTGCGGGGCTCGGTCGAAAAGGCCATTGCCAGCGGCGGCACCCTGGAACAGTTCCGCAAGGACTTTGACCAGGTCGTCGGCAAACATGGCTGGCAGTACAACGGCGGCCGGGGCTGGCGTACCCGTGTGATCTACGAGACCAACCTGCGCCAAAGCTATAACGCTGGCCGCGAAGCGCAGATGGCCGACCCTGAATTGAGGAAGGCCCGGCCTTACGGGCTCTATCGCCACGGGGATAGCGCTCATCCACGGCCAATGCACTTGTCCTGGAATGGCACGGTGCTGCCTCTGGATGATCCATGGTGGTCCACTCATAGCCCCCAGAATGGTTGGGGCTGCAAGTGCAAGAAGTTCATGGTCAGTGAGCGCGACGTGGAGCGGCAGGGCCTGAAGGTCGGCCCAGCCCCTGCCATTGAATATGAAGAGAAGGTGGTGGGCATGAACAGCCCGCTTGGCCCTCGCTCAGTCAAGGTGCCCGTCGGCATTGATCCCGGCTTCGACTATGCACCTGGTCAGTCCAGGCTCAGCGGCGCGGTGCCTCAGATCCGCGAGCCAGGTCAGAAGATCGAGCCAACGCCAGGCGTGCCAAGCCGTACTCCAGCGCGCCCGCTGCCGGAAGCCAGGCCGGTTACTGAGGTCCAGCGCATGCCAAAGGGGCTCACGCCTGCCGCGCAGGTGGACCGATTCCTGAAGACGTTCGGTGCCAAAACCGACGCTCCGGCCGTGTTCCGTGATCTGGCGGGAGATCCGCTGGTGATCGGTCGCGGGATGTTCGAGGGAGCTGAAGGCCAGTTGCGCCTTCCACCTGGTGATCTGCTGCTGTTGGCTCAGGCCATCCGTGAACCCGACGAGATCTGGGCGCGCATTGACTGGCTGGAGGATCAGAAGCGCGCCGTCCTACGCAAGCGCTACGTCTCACGGTTCGCCGTGGCTGGCCAGGCCGCGCCAGAGGCCGTGGTCGTTGAGATGGGTAGCGATGGCTGGACGTCGACCGTCGAGGACGGATCTGGCGCGGATGACCTACTGGCTAGTCTGCGGGTGGGTGTTCGTCTTTATCGTCGGTCTAAGTAGGAGCGCCCATGGCAGGTTCATTTCTTACCGTCACCACCACGACCGAACAGGCGAGCGCGGCGCTGCTGGAGCTGGCCGAGCGCCTGGGTGATGTCACCACCCCGCTGAATGACGTTGCCGAATACCTGCACCTTTCCACCGATGACCGGTTCCGGCGCAAGGTCGGGCCGGACGGCTCGCCTTGGGCGCCACTGGCTCCGTCGACGCTAGCCCGCAAGAAGCGCAACAAGGAAAAGATCCTGCGCGAAAGCGGCATGTTGCAGGACTCGTTCCGACACCAGGTATCCAACAACGAGTTGGACTTCGGCACCGACCGCCCCTATGGCGCCATCCACCAGTTCGGCGGGGCCATCCATCACGCCGCCCGATCCCAGCAGGTTTACTTCAAGGCAGGCAAGGATGGTGTCGGCAATCGGTTTGTTAAGAAGAGCGCATCCAATTTCGCCCAGTGGGTGACGCATGGCGCTCGATCAACCGAGATGACAGCACGTCCATACCTTGGATTGTCCGCCGAAGACGAGCTGGAGGTGACCGAGATCATTCAGAGCTACTTGAAAGGCTCTTTTGAGGGCGATCAAATCTAAGCGCCCAGGCGGCGTTTGAGGGCCTTATACGGTACAACCGGGGCGGGTGCTGCGCGTTAGCAGCGTTAGACTAGCGTTAGATTTGTTCTCAGCGTCATTCGGGAGTGATGGTTGGAGCGAAGTTTGTGAAATGCGGTATAGAATGGCCGCCCCGCACTAAATCCCCGCTCGGTCCCGTCAGCCACTGACACCTTAAACCGACCTGAAACTCACCCTCCACGGGTCGCCGCTGACACTAGCGGCATGAAGACATTACTCGCACTCAACACTGATCTTTCAGCCACGGCCGCCACCGACGGAAAAGCCCCCGAATGGGTCGAGCTAATCCCTGCCGGTCCAACCGTGCTCGGCCGCGATGGTCGCACCTGGTTGTTTGACGACCTCGCTCAGCGCCTGGTGCTCGATGCGTTCACATCGCGCGGCATCGATCTGGCCGTGGACTGGGAGCACGCCAGCGAGATCCTGGCACCGTCCGGGCAACCTGCTCCCGCCTCCGGCTGGGTCGACCAGCTGGAGATCCGCGACGGCGCTCTTTGGGGGCACATCGCCTGGACCCCGACTGCCGCCGCGCAGGTGGCCAACCGCGAGTATCGCTTCCTTTCCCCTGTCTTCGACTACGACCTGACCTTCATGCGCATCAGCCGCATGGTCAGCATCGGCCTGACGAACAAGCCAAACCTCTTTCTTACCGCCCTCAACCATGAAGCCCAGGAGCAACCCGTGCCACTACCTATCGCCCTGTGTTCGGCGCTCGGCATTGCCGAGTCCGCCACGGAAAACGACGCCATCACGGCCGCCACTCAATTGAAAGCAGCTGCGGCCGCCCGTAACAGCGAGCAGCCGGACCTCAATCGTTTCGTGCCACGTCCAGACTTCGACGCGCTGCAAGTCCGTGCTCTCAATGCTGAAAACGCATTGGCCACTCATCAGCGCACCGAGCGTGACAACGCCATCAATACCGAAATCGACGCGGCATTGAAGGCGGGCAAGATCACCCCGGCCACCGCTGACTACCACCGTGCGGCCTGCGCTGAGCAAGGCGGTCTGGACCGTTTCCGCTCTTACGTTCAAGCCGCGCCGATCGTTGCAGATGTGTCCGGCCTGTCCGGCATCCAACCCAACAACTCTGGCACCGCGACCGCCCTGAACACCGAAGAGGCCGCTGTCTGTGCTCAGTTCGGTATGGACCCGGTCGAGTTCGCCAAAACCCTGAAGAGTGAGGCCTGATCATGGGTTTGACAGCTGATCGAAACACCTCGATGCAGTCATTGGAAATCGTGGTTATCGGTGCCGGTGCTGGCGTGCAGATCTTTGCCGGTTCGCAAGTCGTACTGAACGCCACCGGTTTTGCAATTCCCGGCAAGACCGCAACCGGCCTGACCTACATCGGCCGTGCCGAAGAGTACGTGGACAACCGGGGCGGCGCCGATGGCGCCAAGTCGGTCGTTATTCGCCGTGAAAAGGCTTTCAAGTGGGCCAATGACGGGACCATCAACCAAACCAAGTTGTTCAAGCCAGCCTATGTCGTCGACGACGAAACCGTCAGCGGCACAGATGGTGGCGGCACTCGCTCCCCTTCGGGGCTGATCGTGGGCATCGACGCCGACGGCGTCTGGGTCAAGTAACCCTCTATATAGGAGCGCATTGCGCATGCTGGTTAATAAAGCTTCCATCCAGGCGGCCTTCGTCGCCCTGAAAACCCTGTTCAACAACGCCTTCGACGCTGCGCCAAGCACCTGGGACAAGATTGCCATGAAGGTGCCATCCAGCACCGGAAGCAACCTGTATGCATGGCTGTCAGCGTTTCCGAAGATGCGCCGCTGGGTCGGCGAGAAACACATCAAGAACCTGAAGGCTTACACCTATCCGGTCGAAAACGAAGATTTCGAAGCGACCGTCGAGGTGGACCGCAACCATATCGAAGACGATCAGTTGGGGATCTACCAGCCACAGGCACAGATGGCTGGCCATTCCGCCAAGCAACTGCCAGACGAGATTGTTTACGAGCTGGTGAACAAATCGTTCACTACGCCGTGCTACGACGGTCAGTATTTTTTCGACACCGATCATCCTGTTGCGGGTAATAGCGTCAGCAACAAGGGCACGATGCCACTGTCCGCCGCCTCGCTGGATGCTGCTGAAGCAAGCCTGGGCGCCGCTCTGACGGCCATGCAGGAGTTCAAGGACGAGGATGGTCGTCCAATCAATGTCCTGCCCAACGTGCTGTTGGTGCCTCCTGCGTTGCGTGATACCGCTCGCCGACTGGTGAGCTCCGAGAAATTCGGAAACGGTGAAGAGAACCCATACAAGGGTGTCGTCGAGGTCGTCGTTGAACCTCGTCTGCTCTCGCGTACTGCCTGGTTTGTCTTGGATACCAGCAAGCCGGTGCGCCCATTCATCTACCAAGAGCGCAAGGCGCCAAATTTTGTTCAGCAGACCGACCCTGAATCAGACGGCGTTTTCAACCGCAAGAAGTTCAAATTCGGCGCCGAGGCTCGTGCCGCTGGTGGCTACGGCTTCTGGCAACTGGCGTTCGGCTCCACCGGTGCAGGGGCCTAAGCCATGGGCGTAATCATCAAGGCTGTTACGGACGGCTTCCGTCGCGGTGGCATCGCGCACCGCGCCAAAGGCACCTGGTACGAAGACGGCGAACTCAGCGAGGAGCAACTGGAGGCATTTCGCAAGGAACGGCAACTGGTTGTGATTGAGCAGGCCGAGCCATTCAGCAGCGCCGGTTTGGATGACACCCTGCTGGCAGAGATGGGCGACACCATCGCTTCCTTGGAGCACTCGCTGGAGAACGCTCGCGCCGGGCTGAAAACCGCGTCGGCTGATTTGGTGAGGGTTCTGGAGCAGCAAAAAGCCGCACCGACTCTGATCGTCACTGAAGCACAAGCGCTGGAGCCAGCAGACCCAACGGCTGAAGGGGTGATTTGCATCGCAGGGGATGCGCTGCTCTCACTGATCAGCACACACCTTCAGCCTGTACAGGCCAGCCCGGAGACGCCAGCCGATGAAAGCGATGCAACGCTCAACAACTCCGGCAGTGCTGAAGCGCCGCAGGGCACGTCGCAGGGTGCGCCAAGTTCTGCGCCGTCGGGTGCTGACTCAGGAGCTGTAGTGCCCGCCAACCAGGGCGCTGAGAAATCGGCTGGTCGCGCCAAGCGTGGTTCGGGAAAGGAGGCCGATAAATGAACCTCTCGCTGCCTTCCGCACTGATCCTAGTTAACCGTTTTGGGGCCAAGGAAATGGCCGATCTGGCAGTGCCTGCCACCAGCCGACCAATCGAGCCTGAGTTGCTGGAAGCGGCGGCAAAGGGCGACTCGCTGGATGGCTGGGATGCCGAGGACATTGCGGCGGCCGTGGCGGCAATGGCACGGATGGCCGATTCGGCCACCCGTGCTCGGAGCGAGGTGCAGTTTTACCTCCGCTACCGGAAGCCCGGTGAGGAAGCGCCGGACTGGGTGGCAGATGACCTGCCGGAACTGACCCGCTTTCACCTGTATGGGGAAAAGGCAGGGGCTGAATCAGCAGTACGCCTGCGTTACCTGGACATCATCAAGCGCCTGCAAAGCCTGGCCACCGAGGACGAGAAGCGCGGCGCATCTGAATCGGGCTCGGCCCGGCCGGTGATCGCTCAGCAGCCCCGGATGTTCAGCCGCTCCACCTTGGGCGGTTTGTGATGCTGGGCGAATTGGAAGACGCCATCCAGGCGCGGCTTGCGGAGCTGAAACAACAGCTCCCACGGCTGCACCTGGACAGCTATGGCGGCGAATTGAGCGACCCGGACTTGATGGTCGACATGCTCAAGCTAACACCCAGCGTGCTGATCACCACCCCAAAGGTGGTGTTTCGCAAGGCTGGCCAGAGTCGGCGATTCAAGGCGGCGGTGGTGTTCCGGCTGATCGTTGCCAGCGCCTCCGTGCGAGGTGAGCGTGAGACCCGGCGCGGTTCAGTCGCCAGAGATCCGGGTAGCTACTGGATCTGGGAGTCCTGTTTGCGACTCCTGACCGGATGGCAGCACAAGGAAAACGGCGCCAGGGTTTCGCCGACCGATTTCTCGAACCTGGTCAATGGCAAGTTTCAAACCAGCCACCTTTCGGTGCTGGGACAGAGCTTTGCTATCGAGCTGGATTGGGACATTCCGGAAGAAGAAATGCCGCTCCTGGAAGGCATTGACCTGACTTACCACACCCCGTCGGACAACCCTGAGGGTGTTGCAACCGACAAGATCGAATTGAGGGACCTGTGATGCGTGTGATCGCGACAGAACACCCCGTGCCGCTGATGCCAGGCCATAGCCAGTCAGACACGGACAAGATCCGGCCTGAACCGGCTGATCCGGTGGAAGTGCCGGAACACTCCTACTACCTGCGCCGGATCGCATCGGGCGAGTTGAAGTTGGTCGATGAATCGGCAACGACCTCCGCAAAAGGCGGTGCCAAAAACTCCGATAAGGGGAGCAAATAATGTCCGTAGTTCTCGACACCATCCCGCCCAGCATCCGCAAGCCTGGCGTGTATATGGAGTTCAACCTTGCGCTGGCGGTACGGAACCTTCCCACCAACGCGCAGAGCATCTGCCTGATCGTCCCCCTGGATGCCGAGGCGACTGCGCTGCCGAACATTCCAAGTCAGGTGTTCAGTGCGCCCGAAGCGCTCAAGAAATTCGGCGCCGTGGCTCAAGAGATGGTCGCCGCAGTGATCGCGGCCTATCGCTATGCGGCTGTGTCGTGCGTCGGCATCACTGTCAATGGCAGTACTGAGCCCGATATTTCGGCAGCTTTGGCGGCCACGGCACTGGGCGGCTATACCATCCTGGTGCCTGCTTGGTTCAGTCAGACCGCGCTGACCGCGTTGCGCACTCACATCAACACCTATACCGACTCGATTGAGCAGCAGTCCATTATCGGCGTGGCGGCGGTGATTTCGACCATGTCGGCGGCCACTACGTTGGCCACAGCTCTGAACTGTGGTGCCATCTCCATCGCGTTGCTGCCCGGCACCACCTCCACCGCTCGCCAGGTCGCGGCCGCCTATGCAGCGATGATCGCTTCCGAGGAAGATCCGGCGCGACCGCTCAACACCTTGGCGCTGACGGGCATTGCCGTACCGCCTATCGCCAGTCGCCTGGGCCGCACCGAGCAGGAGGCGTGCCTCAACAACGGCGTCACTCCGCTTGAAGTCGGTCCTGGTGAGTTGGTCCAGATCGTTCGTGCAATCACCACGTACACCAAAAGTGCGGCCGGAGCCACGGATGTTTCGTTGCTCGACCTGACCACCATCCGCACCCTCTATTACGTGCGTCAGGCTTGCCGCGACCGTATTCGCCTGCGATTCCCTCGCTCCAAGCTTTCGAAAAAAACCCCGGGCGCTGTGCGCAGCGAATTGCTGGACGTGCTGGAGAAGCTGGAGCAGTTGGAGATCGTCGAGGAAGTCGCTGCCAACGCTACCAGTCTAGTCGTGGAGCGATCTGCGCAGGACGTAAGCCGGCTGAATGCCGCTATTCCAACCGATGTCGTGAACGGCCTGCACGTGTTTGCAGGTCGCATCGACCTGCTGCTGTAACGAGGAGTCAATCCCATGTCGGATAACTACGTCGGGCAGATCGTCCTGACCATCAACGGTTCGGACTATGAGATCAAGTCCCTGGACCACACCCTGAAAACCGGGCGAACCGTCGTCAAGACCATGAATCGCTCCCGCACTCCAATGGGCACCGCTGCTGGTATGGAAGAGCACGACCTGCGCGTCTCCGTGGCCATTCCGAAAAGCGGCGAGCCGAACTGGCGAGCAATGCTCGACGCCAAGATCACCATTGAGCCGGTCGACGGCGGTGGCCAGAAAGAAAGCTGGACCGGTGTAGCGCTGCTTGAAATGGGCAGCAAGTACCAGCTCGAAGGCGAAGCCACCCGCGACCTCACCCTTTCCGCCCTCAGATATTCGTCTTCGGAGTAATGACATGACCAATTCTTCCAACGCTTGGGATGGCCTGACCACCACCGGTGAGCTGCGCGTCGGCGTGCTGTTCGCCGGAGCCCGCCACAAGACGTTTACGCTCCGCGTGCCGGTCGCCGGTGACATGGTCGGTGCCCAGCAGGCCCACCCCCAAGGCCCGCTCCAGTTGATCACGGTTGAGGCCTATCGCCGCCAGCTTTTGTCGCTGGGCGCCATTCCGCTTGGATCGCTGACCACCGAATTGCTCCTGGAGCAATTGGCCGAAGTGGATCTGTCGATTCTCGCCAAGGCAGATGAGGAACTGGAAAAAAAGCTCGCGCTGCCGAGCGGGGCAGCACCCTTGCCTGGCGCCGGATCGAGCACGCCCTTGTCCGGCACGGCTACCGCCTAGACGAGATTCGCGCCATGACCCAGTCGGAGATTGATACCCGCATCGATCTTCTGATGGGTCGCAAGAAGAACACGTCCAGGTATGTCGCCAGAGGGAAGAAGAAGTCATGAGTCAGCATCAATCCGTGCCGCTGAGCGCCATCGAGCTACAGACGCTGGAGAACAACCTGCGAGCCAGGCGCGGTGCCTCGGTGCTGGTGGTGGGAGCAAGGTGCCCCATGGAGGCCTTTCAGGAGGACATGCGGGAATCTGCTCAGCGCCTCGGTTTCCAGCCTGTAGGGGACGGTCGATTCATCATCACTCTCAGCCCCGGTGGCGACGCCGAGCTGGGCTGGGAATCGGTCGAGGCTCCGGCTCCAACCATTCACTGATTCAAGGCCCGGAGACGGGCCTTTCTTCTTTATGTAAGCCCATTTTGGAGTCGTAGCAATGAGTGATTTACGGGTTGCCCTGCGGATTCAAGCGACCTCCGGTAACAGTCGCCGCGAGATCCAGGCCCTTGAGCAAAGTCTGAAGAAAACCGCCAGGGACGGTGCCAAAGCGCTAGGGGACGAGGCGAACAGGACCGGGGCCGCCCTCAATAAGTCCGCCCAAACGGGCGCGACGAGTTACAAGATCGTGCGCCAGGCGATGCGGGAGACGGCGCAGGGGCAAGGTGTGTTCCGGCAGGGCGTCACTCAGACCACTGCTGAGCTGAAGGGCATGGGCCAGGCCGGGCGCCAAGCTGCGCGGGATACCAAAACCGAGTTGGCCAAGGCCGCCAAAGAAGGCGCGGACCAGCTCCGCCAGTCCGTCGACAAGACGGAAGTCAGCATGCGGCGTCTCGCTCAGTCTGGCGGTAGCAACCTGCGTCTGCTCAAGCGCCTGGCTGGGGGCGTTCGTGACGAGTTTAACCGCTTGAAGGGCTTTGGCCAGAGCGCGCAGGGAAAGTTAGCCGGTCTGGGCATTGGCGTCGGTGTCGGTGCCGGGCTTACCGGTAGCGCCAAGCTGGATCGCTCGCTGATCCGAACTCAGCAGACCGCAGGCATGACGAACGCGGAGCGTGAAGAATGGCGCAACGAAGGCTTCCGAATCGCGAAGAAGTACGGCCTCGACCGAACCGATGTTGATAGCGGCTTTAATACCTTGATCGCTTCTGGCGTGAACTACGGCGCGTCCAAGAAAACCTCCGATGCAATTGGCCAGGCGACGGCGGTCACAGGGGCAGATTCGGCGGTACTGGGTAAAGCCGTTGTCGCGGGTGCCAGCGCCTTCAATCTTGACCTTAACAAGGCGGGTGTCGCGCTCGATCTGCTGCAAAAGATGACGGTGGCCGGTCGCCAGGGTAACGCCGAACTGGAGAACCTTGCCGACCTGTTCCCTAAGATCGGTGGTGCAGCGCAGGCGGCGGGCATGTCGCTCGCACAGGCTTTGGCATTTACCGAAACACTCTCGACCGTTGAGATGCAACCGGAGCGATTAGGCACACTTGCCGAGTCGACTCTGCGCGTGTTCAGCAACAAAACTTATCGAGACCAGGTCACGAAAGCATCTGGCGTAAAGTTCTTTGACTCGAAAGGTGCATCGCGCAACCCAGAGCAAGTATTTGCGGACCTTAAACGCAAGTACGACAAGATGAGGACCGACGAAGAGCGCGGCAAGTTTATGGGTACGGTGTTCAAAGGTATGGACCAGGACACCATTCGTGGCATGCGCATTATGCTGAGCGGCGACAAAAACGAAAAATTCAGCAGGCAAGCCAAAGAGATTCAAGGTGCTAAGCCGATATTCGATAGCGACTTAAAGGACAACGTGGAAAGTGCCACCGGCGCTGGGGCACGCATGAAAGCTACTTTGGGTGAGGCTATTGACCGGATGTCCAAACCACTTAACAAGGGTTTTGCGGACTTCGGGAGTTACTTACTCGATGACTTGAATCTTTCGGGTGAGCAGCTATTGGCTGGCAGTGCTGCTGTTGGTGTTGGTGGTTATTACGCTGGTCGCGGCGTCAAGGCAGGTGCAGGGGCACTTATCAATAAATTTATGGGTGGCCCTGAAACACTAAAGAATATCGCCGTTGGCAAAGTATTGGAGGAAGCAACAGGCGTTACTTCGGTGTTTGTTACTAACTGGCCGTCAGAAGGAATAACTCCAGGCTCAATCCCCGAACTTAATGGTAAGTCAACGAAGGTGATTCCGGCGGTGCCGTTCGGGATTGTAAGTTTGGCCGCCATTGCCGCGCTAACCAGTGGTTCAACGGAGAATACAGATGAAGGCCGATTGCGAGCCGTGCAAAACTCCAAGTTGGATGATGCTGGTCAGAAGACTTATAAAACTTCTTTTTATAAAAACCGAATTGAACTTGCCAAGAGTAATCCGGATGCGACAAGTGATTGGCTTTCCAGTCAGGCCCAGCGCTTAACTCAAGAGCAAACCGGACTTACAGCTGCGGGCACCTCAGCGGCTGGAGCTGTAAGTTGGGCGCAGAATGCGGCTAATCGTTTGACTCAGGCAAGTGTCGGCCCACTTCAACAAGGTGCCGATAACATGGCAGAACAACGCTTGCGATCATTGGTGGATAAACCATTGGTTGTCGAGTTGCGTCTTAACTCGGAAATGGTTCAAGCCGAAGTTGAGCGCCGAACAGACATTCAAGTGAGGCGCGGAAATTGAGCTGGGAAAAGAACTTGCTGGACGCCTCGTTTCGAGGCGTTCCAATAGACGTTGCAGACGAAAACTTAGAAGCCCAGCGTTACACCAGCCAACACGGCACTCCCTACAAAGATGGGGATAGTGTTGAGGATTTAGGCCGGGGCGCCAGGGCGTTTGCAATGCGGGTAATTTTTAATGGTCCGAACTATGATCTTTGGTTGCAGTTACTGCTCAAAGCTTTGGACATCCCAGGTCAAGGTGAGTTAATCCACCCGATTTATGGCCGCGTCTCTGTTGTCACTCAGTCGTGGCGAGTGCGTCATACCGCCGAGCGTCCGGATTATGCAGAAGTGGATCTGCAATTTCTGGAGGACATCCCGGACAATCCTTTCTTTGGCCGGGATCTCGCGTTGACGCTACAGAAAAAGGGCTATGCGGAAGATGAGGTTACATGGCAGGACGGCCTCTTTGACCTCCTGGCGAAAATCGATTCCCTGGTTGCCGAGATCCAGAGTTGGATCGGTGGCGGTTGGACAGGTCTGTTGGAAAAGGCTTTGGGGTTACCTGGTATCGGCCTTCGCTTGCAGCAGCTTCGTAGCCAGATCATGGGAGTGGTGTCGCAGGTTAAAAGCATGGCCAGTAGTGACCCTTCGTCTGCATTTGATCCGCTGGTGGACTTGACCAGGACGCCGACGGAGATTCGGGGCGCCATCCAGAACAGCACGCCGTCGACCTCGCGTGAGTTGCTGTCCCGTAGCGGCATCCCGGCGACGGTGCCAGGCAGCACCAGTTTGACGGCGCAAGCATCGCGAGCGGCCACGGCACTGCTCGTCAGTGCCCGCCAAGGCACCGAGCCGGATGCGTCGGTGATCCCTGACAGCATGCCAACCGATCCCGTTGAAGCGGCAGGTTTGGCACTGGTGGTGCTGATCATCACGGAGACGGCGCTGGCAAATGCTCAGGCCGTGTCGGTAATCATTGAGGACGAGGCGACCACTCAGACCCTGAGTCCGAGCGACGTGGAGGCGTTGGTCAACCTTGTCAGGTCGCTCTTGGAGTCGGCCATTCTGCTGCATAGGCGCCTGTACGACGTGCAGGCCGCACTGCCGGTTATCGATGCATTGCGCACCATGGCCGGGCTGATCCAGGCCCGTGCCCGCACCGTAATCTTGCTGAGTCCGCCACTGGTCGAGCGTACGGTTGAGTCAGCCGCGAACCTGCGGCTACTTGCCCATCGCTGGTACGGCGATCACTCACGGGCCATCGAGCTTGCGCGACTGAATCCGGGCCTGAGTGCTCCCTACAACATCCAGCCAGGTGAGGTGCTTCGTGCGTATGCAAAATGACTCTATAACGCTGGCCATCGGCGGGCTCACCCATGACACGTGGGACGGCTGGTCTGTAGAGTCGGACCTGCTCACTCCGGCCGATGCCTTTGAACTGGAGCTTTACGTCAAGGACTCTGCCGCGCTCCCATCCGTCCTGGTCGAGGGGGCAAGCTGCATACTCAACCTCGGCCGTGATCGGGTCTTGACTGGCCAGATCGATGAGTTCGAGCATGACGTGAGCCGTCAAGGTGTCGCAATCCGCATCAATGGTCGGGACGGAGCTGCTGCTCTGGTTGATTGCTCATGCCCATTCGTGTCGCTGCGGGAAGCATCGTTGCGTGAAGTTGTCGACCTGGTCGTGAAGCCACTGGGCATCAGCAAGATCAGAATCCAGGCAGATGCCGCCAAGTCGCGCCGCCGGGTGCAGATCGAGCCTGGGCAGTCCGCTTGGGAGGCGCTGTTGCAGGTCGCCGAGGCCAACGGTCTTTGGCCATGGTTTGATCCCGACGGCACACTGGTAGTTGGTGGTCCTGACTACGAGGCCCCGCCAGTGGCTGAGCTGATCATGAACCGCAACGGTGAGGGTAACAACGTCGAGCGCCTTGGCGTTCGCCGGTCCATCGCCAACCGATACAGCCAGATAACTCTGCTGGGCCAGCACGGCCAGTACGATAATGACGGCCTCGACACCAGCCGCTCGCACCTGCGGTCAGTGATCCAGGACGAGACCTTGGCCAAGCGAGGAATTTTCCGGCCTAAGGTGGTGATTGACAGCAGCACCGAGAACCAGGACATGGCAACTACACGTGCCCGAAAGCTGCTCGCCGACAGTCGTTTGGAGGGGCTAGAAATCCGAGCGATTGTTAAGGGCCACCGCTGCGGCAATGGCGACGTATGGACACCTGGTCAGCGCGTGTGGGTCAGAAGCGAGCCCCATGGGTTGAACGCCATTTACTTTCTCATGGCTCGCACCCTGCGACTCACACGAAGCCAAGGTGCGATCACAGAGCTGCGTCTGCGAGAAGACAAGATGTGGGTACTCGACGGCGCCAAGGTGAAGAAACACAAGGGGAGAAAGGGCGACAAGGACGCGGCATTTATCGAAATGGTCAGGGGGTTTTAGTGAAGACATTAGGACGGATGATGCGGGAGCAGGCTGCCCGCGAGCGCAGCAGCGTGCGCCAGGCGTTTCGAGCTGTGGCCAGCGCCTCGACTCAGGGCAAGCTGCTCGGGGTGCAGATGCAGGGCTTGGCCGGTGAAGCCGTGCCGGGAGAGCTGTTTCAGCATTACGGGTTCACATCATCGCCGCTGCCAGGCGCCGAGTACATCTGCATCCCAGTCGGTGGGAGCAGTCAGCATGCCGTGGTTGTGGCCAGCGAGGATGGCCGGTATCGACTCACGCTGGATAAAGGGGAAGTCGCTCTGTACACCGACGAGGGTGATAAGGTGCATCTCAAGCGCGGTCGGGTGATCGAAGTAGAGACCGACACGCTGATCATGAAGGCCGCCAAAAAAGTCTCGATCCAGACGCCACTGCTGGAAACGGACGCCACGGTAACAATTGAAAAGGGGCTGGCAGTGAGGGGCAATATCGTAACTACCGGTAGCATCGGAGTCGGTGGCATTATCCTTGCCAAAGGTAGCATCTCTCCCAACTCAAGCGACACGATCAGCATGTGATGACTGAACTGACCAGGACGTGTAATTAAACGGTCTGGAAAGACTGCTCGGCCACCTCAACCACCATCATGCCCGCATGGACGCAGGCATAGACCCAACATCAGGCGACTTAACTGGCAAGCGTATCAAGACGCTTGCCAACGCCGTTTATCTCAGACTCACCGTGCCGCTCGGTTCCTGGTGGGCCGATCCCGTTTTGGGCTCCCGCCTGTACCTACTCCGCCGCTCCAAGGACTTATCCAGGGTCGGCATCCTTGGCAAGCAATACGCAACCGAAGCGCTTCAGCCTCTGGTTGATGATGGGCGAGCCGCATCCGTTTCGGTCGACGTTGAACAGCCGCACACTGGCTGGCTGCACCTGTTGATCACAGTGATCGACAGCGCAGGCGTCGAGCAGGTTTTCCAGCATCCTGTAAGGGTTATCTGATGGCGCTCTCAGTACCGACCTTCGACTCCATCCTCAGCAAAATTCTGCGCGATATTCGCAACCTCGATGCTGAGGCAGATATCACTTCTGACAGCGACAATTACGTCCGTTCAGCGTCCTTTGCGGCAGCACTAGAGGGCTTCTACCAGAAACTAGCCTGGGTCTATGACCAAATCTTTGCCGATACATCCGACGATGACGAAGTAATCCATGAGGCGGCCTTGCGCGGCCTATCGCGTAAGGGTGCCGTTTCAGCAGGTGCTCCTGTTTCGCTGTCCGGAACCGCAGAGGTCACGCTGTTCCAAGGCGCCACCATGACCCATATCGCCAGCGGTAACGTGTTCGTGGTTGCGGCTGATGCGACTCTCGGCGCCGCAGGCACCGGGACTGCGCATGTTTTGGCTCAAACGGCTGGTACATCTGCCAATGACCTCACAGGCGCCCTGACCTTGGCGAGTCCACCCTTGGGGATGGATGCCGGTGCCGTTTTTGTATCGCAAACGACTGGTGGTGAAGACCAGGAGACGGTCAGTTCGCTGAGGGCCAGGCTGCTGGAGCTCATCCAGAAGCCCCCGGCCGGTGGTGCGGACTACGACTATGAGCGTTGGGCCAAGGAGGTCGAGGGTGTGGCCAGTGCGCTGGTCCTTCCGGGGCGTCGAGGCGGAGGGACCGTAGACGTGGTGATCACCGGTAGCACGGGAATTCCGTCCGACATCACTATTGCTGCTTGCCAGGCCCATATTCAAAGTCTTTGCAGCGTGATTGCTGACGCTGCGGTGTTCGCCCCTACGCAGCGCATCGTGGACACTGAAGCCAAAGTCAAGTTGGCCAAAGGCTACCTGCTCGCTGATGTGCAGGTAGCCGCTCAAAAAGCCTACAACAGTCTCCTGGGTGCGTTGAGCCCATCCGACGGCCTGATGCGATCCCAGATTGAAGGGATGATTACCAACCTCGCAGGCGTCGTTGATCGTGATGTATTGACGCCAACGGCCAACGTGCCTGCGTCAGACGATGCTGCTTTGATCGGCTGGATTCGCCCCGGAACGATCACCCTGGGAATTCTTGAATGACCGTACTCGGTGATCAACTCCGCGCATTACTGCCGCCTGAAGCATACGACCTCCACGCTGCGAAGCTTGCCTCGGTAATCGAATCAGAAGCTGCCGCTTTGAGCGCTGCGACATTGGTAACGGGCCAGGTCCTCTCAGCCATTCTGCCTGACAGCGGTAACGGCTTGGCCGACTGGGAGCGTGTGCTGGGCCTTCCAGATCCCTGCTTGATCGGTACTACCCAGTCCGTCGGACAGCGTGTGAATGCCGCTGTTAGCAAGTGGAAGGGGTACGCGGGCCAAAGTGCGCCGTTCTTTATCGCTTTGGCCAAGTCGCTTGGCTACGAAATCACCATCACGGTATTTCGACCTGCCCGAGCAGGTATTGCGAGCGCGGGCGACCCCATCAATGGTGGCGACTGGGATTGGACATGGCGCATCAACGCCCCTGCGGTGACGGTTGTCCCTGCCGTTGCTGGTGTGGCCAGTGCAGGCGATCCCCTCGCAGCCTGGGGCAATAAAGCGTTGGAGTGTCGGTTTGGCCAGTTAAAGCCTGCCGAGTCGATTCTTTTATTTGGTTACGGAGCAAACTAATGCTGAAAATTGGTAGCGCAACTACCACCGCGAATGCGAGCGGAGAATTCACGGAAGGCGCACCGGGTGCGGGTGTTCCAGCCACTCTTATCATGGCTACCTGGCTGAACGCAGTTCAGCGCGAGCTGGTGAATGCCATTGTAGGGCTAGGTATTGCACTTGACCCTGAAAATGACTCCCAATTGCTTCAGGCACTTCAAAAACTTGTGGGCGAGGCCGAAGAGTGGACCAAGATCAAGCATATTCCCCCGGCCTTACTCGCCCTCAGCCGGATCACCTCTTTATCAGCTAGTGCAACTTTGACGGCGGATCAAATGGGGCTGGTGTTGATTGACGCCAGAGCCGCTGCCCGAACTACGACCTTACCCGTTTCTAACGAAGCGTTAGGCGTTGTAGACGTCATCATCCGGCGCACCGATAACAGCGGTAATCGTTTAGTTGTTCAGGCCTCAGGAACGGACAGGATCAAGTTTCATACGCACCTGAGTCCGTCTGGTTACCCTTTTCTGGTGTTGATGGGCGCCGGAGACTGGTGGCACCTGCGAAGTGATGGCGCAGGGAACTGGTGGCCCATCGGTCGTTACGACAACACACCGTTGGGGCGTCCGGTGTTCGAGACCACTACCGCGTTCTCTCCGGGTGGCTGGGCCGGTATCGGCGGGTTTATCTACAACCGAGCAGAATGGCCTTGGGTGTGGGACCTCGCGCAAGCCTCGGGGATGCTGACCACCGAAGCGTTGCGCACCGGTAACGAAGGTT